ATCAGTGCCAGTAACTTAATCAGTGGTAGCACGTTACATGGCACCACATTAATTACGTCGCCGATAGGCAACTTCATCAATTTAACAGCAAGCAACATCAGTGCCAGTAACTTAATCAGTGGTAGCACGTTACATGGCACCACATTAATTACGTCGCCGATAGGCAACTTCATCAATTTAACAGCAAGCAACATCAGTGCCAGTAACTTAATCAGTGGTAGCAAGTTACATGGCACCACATTAATTACGTCGCCGATAGGCAACTTCATCAATTTAACAGCAAGCAACATCAGTGCCAGTAACTTAATCAGTGGTAGCACGTTATATGGCACCACATTAATTACGTCGCCGATAGGCAACTTCATCAATTTAACAGCAAGCAACATCAGTGCCAGTAACTTAATCAGTGGTAGCAAGTTACATGGCACCACATTAATTACGTCGCCGATAGGCAACTTCATCAATTTAACAGCAAGCAACATCAGTGCCAGTAACTCAATTAGCGGAAATTTATTTGGAACAAGTAGTTATGCTAAAACCAGCAGTCTCGGTTATTTTGTGTTTAATCATGGGCATAATAATAATTTTACCGCTTCTAATTTCGGTCAGTCTGCCAGAACTGCGTCTGGATATATTAGAGCGAATGTAAATGGATCAGATATTTATATACCGTATTATTCAAATATATAATATATATACATATGTCGCACATAAGTTTAATTAATCTTATAAAAGAAACCAGATTGGCATCTAACCCTAAAGATCTGGAAAAAAATTCTGATAGATTAGAAACTTCTATAAATTTTCTTAAAAGCAAAAATAAAGTGTTGATTTTAGCCACGTCAAATCGATGGGAAGGGCACAAAGATGACGAAGCGAAATCTACGGTTTTAGCTAAAATTGTTCATGATAGATTGGGGTCTGATAAATCCACATTTATTGATGTTTCTAAATTAAATATTTTTGTTTGCGAAGGAAATGTTTCTACAAAGTGGGGTAACAATTGTGGGGTCAAAGAATCGATTTTAAAAGATAAAGATAAAAATCCTACTGGACAATTAAGATGCTGGGCTAGTGTTAATAATAAATCAGATGAGCTTTGGAAAATTTCAAAGGTGTTATTTGAGAGCGACTGCATTCTTTTTTTCACTTCAATTCGGTGGGGGCAAACTAACAGCATATATCAAAAATTAATAGAGAGATTGACGTGGTTAGAAAATCGACACACTACGTTAGGCGAGTCTAATATATTAAAAGATAAAGATGCGGGTATGATTGCTATAGGTCAAAACTGGAACGGTAGTCGGGTAATAGATACTCAAAAAGATATTTTTAATCATTTCGGATTTAATGTTCCTGCGGAAATTTCTTGGAACTGGCAGTATACGGAAGATAAATATGATGAAACTAAAAATTCATATAAAAAAGCAATAACTACATTTAATGACACGTTTAAATCGCATGAAAAATAAATACTATGAAATTTTAAAATCTGAAATTGATGAAATAGTTGAAGAATACATACAACATATTTTGTCAGAAAGTTTAGACGTTAGTATTAAACATTTAAATAAAGAAATAGACACAATTCAAAAAGCGTCTAACTTTATCAGTAAAAAGTTACATGTAGAAGAAAAAATAGATGGTACAAAACTAATTTTAGTAAGAAAAAATACAGATTCTTCAAATTATTCGGATAATTGGATTGTATCTTATAAAGGAAATATTTTGCATCCTGAAGAATTTGAACATTTTAATGAGAAGGATATAAAAGACATAAGTTCTAAATCTATAGGTATTTCTCAGTATAAAAATGTTTTTGAAAAGCTTAAAAAAATAAATGATAAAATTTCTTTGGTTCCAAAAAATACTGCGTTTAGTTTAGAATTTGCTCAAAATAAAGACACATTGACTCGAACATATGTAACTACTCAAGCTTTATTTTTACGGTCTTTTGCGAATGTAAAATATTATGTAAATGACGGATTTTTGACTATTTCTAGTACAAGCGGAGAAATTACAGATTTTAATAGTATAAATGATATGGCTCGAATACTGGATATCTATACTTTTCCGGTAATTTTAGACGGATATATTAATACTAGAGAAAATTTTATTTCTGCAATAAAGTCTGATGAACTTCTTGGTATTTTTAATAAAACCGAAATAAATTTCGACGATTCTCTTGATATAATTTCTAAATTTTCTAAAATGATGGTATCGTTTTCATCTAAGTTAGGCGGAAAGCCAGAAGGCGTGGTGATACATACTTCAGATAATAAATTATATAAAGTTACACAGTCGGATCAATACGATTTAACCGTTAGGAGTAATAAAAAATTATCATCTCAGATGGATGCTGAATCTGAAAAAGAATATCAAAATAAAATTTCTGAACTTGCAAGGGGATTTGTAGATAGACTTGATTTTAGTAATTCGGTTGAAAATTTATTAAAAACGTATAATGATTTTATTAAAAAAGTTGATTTAGAAAAAATACACCATTCTAAAAAATCTCGTATAAATAAGATCGACGATCTCATGTTAGCGGGAAAGTTTTTAATACAGAGATACGTTTTTTCTGGAAGAAATACAAAAACTTTGGGATTGGTTCCAATGGCAGCAAAACCTGTACATTTGGGCCATTGGAAGTTAATACAACTCGCGTCGAAAGAAAATAATAATGTGATTGTTTATATTAGCGAAAAAGATCGTATCAAAAAAGGAGAGTATCCTATAACAGGAAATCAAATGATACAGATATGGAATGAAATCTTAAAACGATATCTGCCAAATAATGTAAAAATAAAATTTGTAGACAGTCCTGTTTCTGCGGTTCGTTATATGCTTTTAGATTTAGATAAAGAATTTAATGAATCGCCTATCGTGAACATATATTCCGACATAGACGACATAAATTCATATAACTCAGAAGAATTCAAATCAAAATATAAAAATTTATTTGGTTTAAATAAAATTAAATTAAGAGGGATAGAACGTTCTCACACGGTTGATATAAGTGGAACAAAAATGCGTGAATTTTTACAAAATGATGATAAACTTTCATTTACTAAAAATTTGCCCGATATTTCTGATTTAGACAAAGAGAAAATATATAACTTAATAAAAAATATTTCAAGATCAAAAACTTTGAACGAAAGTGGTCAATCGATTGCATCGATTGATCCTAAGACTCCTAAAACAGTTAACGGCAAAACTGCTAGAGCTGATAAAAAACTCAATATTTCTGGTGGAAATAGAACAATTATTTCTGACCATATAAGAGATTTAGCTATTACCTTAAATAAACATATAAATTTTTGGAATCCAAACAATCCATATATTAAAAGCGGTTATATCTTTAATGGAAGTTCACAGCATCTAATGAATCCTGATGTGGATGATATATTAAGGAAAAAAACCGGCGATCCTGACATTTCTTTGGAAAAAATAAAATCTGATTACGGTGATATAGATATTATTGTTCCTATAACTAAACTAGATGAACTTAAGAAATTTTTAGACACAAAGGATGATAATAAAAGTGAATGGGAACCTGGATCAGAAAATAAAATAACCGACCAATTTTTTTATGTCGGTAGAACAAAGAGTGCCGCAGCAATACCTGATCAATTAGTTACTATTTTTTGGTACAAACCAAATAATCAAATTGTTCAGGTTGATTTCGAGGGAGACAATATGGTTAAAGATCAGCAAGGTTATGAGAAACCTTCTGAATGGACTAAATTTTCAAAAGATTCTCCATTAGATGATTTGGCTAAAGGAATTAAAGGATTGGCAGGCGCAATTTTATTACGGTCATTAGCTAGAGGAACTACCAGATTAGAAAATGTAATAGTTCTGACTCCCGGCGGAGTCAAAAAATATAAAGAAAAAAAAGAAATAACAGACAGGGAAATTTCTAAAAATAAAAGAGACTCTATTCCATCTGAATATACTCTAAATACAGGCGGCGGAGGTGCAGGAATAAGAAAAGCTTATAACTATGTTGGAAAAATAAATAATAAAGATGCTTATGAGTTTGTAGAAGCGCGAACGGCAAAAGATATGGGAGAAAAATTTGTATCAATTACAAATTTATCAAAAATATTTGAAATAATTTTTAAAAAATCTCCCACATCGGATGACTTAAATAACTTTAGAAGTTTTCAGGGTCTTTTAAAAATGATGCGAGATAACTTAGACAAAAAAACTATAAATATTGTATTGAACAGATTCGTGGAGATTATAAAAACCGAAAATATTTCTTCTACTGAAAAATCTGCTATAGAAGACATGATTAAATCTACTTTAACATAATAAAATGTAGTGAGTTTTATTTTTTTTAAGAAAATTCATTATATATATCAACGGTTATTTAAATTATGAAGCGTGCAAAAAATAAAAGTAATATTGATATTATAAAAGGTTATTTATCCGGAGAAAGGCCATTTGTTCAAGTGGGATATAATTCTGATATGTCAGAAAGAAAAGAAGGTGAGACTTGGACAGATGCTGGAGGTAAATGTTGGATTTATAAAAACGGAAGAAAACGGCGGATAAATACTCCGCAGAAAATAAATCCTGATATTATTAGATTGCGTTGTAAAGACTGTGATATGGATATGAAGTGGGGTAATTATTTGGACGACAAAATCTTTCCAAAAACAGGAAGATGTTACGATTGTAATATAAAATTTGAAACAAAATTAAAATTAGAAAATAAGTTTGAAGATTATGAAAAAATAAAAGTTTTTAACAATCAAAAAAGTTTTTGCTTAGATTTAAAATCTAAATTAGAAGAGACTATAAAATATTTAGAAACCGCATCAAATGATATTGTTTATTTAAATGAAGATGGTAGTAAAGAAATTTGGAAAGATACTACTAAAGAAAAAGTATTATCTGATGCTAAAAATGATTATAAGGAGTGTTTAGACGCACTAGATAGAATTGAAAATCAACTTAAAGCTTTAAATGGGTGAAACGAAACCAAATTTAAGAGAGATAATAAAGGAGGAATACAAACGATGTTTGTCTGATCCACTTTATTTCATGAGAAAATATGTAAAAATTCAACATCCGTTAAGAGGAACTCTTCCGTTTGATTTATTTCCGTTCCAAGAAGATGCTTTAAAAGGATTAATAAATAATAACTATAATATAATTTTAAAGTCAAGACAGATGGGTATTACTACTCTTACGTCAGCCTATGCTTTATGGTTAATGCTGTTTCACAGTGATAAAAACATTTTGTGTATTAGTATAAAACAAGAAACGGCAAAAGAAATAATAACGCGAGTTAGATTTGCTAATAATAATTTGCCGTCTTGGTTAAAGGTTCAATGTATAGAAGATAATCGTTTATCTTTAAGATTGAAAAATGGTTCGCAAATAAAAGCCGTGTCTTCTTCAGGAGATGCGGGTCGTTCGTCGGCTCTTTCTTTATTAATAATAGATGAAGCCGCATATATAGATAATATAGAAGAAATTTGGCTATCTGCACAGCCAACTCTTTCTACCGGCGGTCGAGCAATTTTACTGAGCACCCCAAATGGCGTAGGAAACTTTTTTCATAAAACGTGGGTCGGCGCAGAATCAAAACAGAACGAATTTAATACAATAAAATTACCATGGCAGCTTCATCCAGAACGTGACCAGTCTTGGAGAAACAAACAAACAGAATTGTCCGGAATAAAAGGTTCAGCTCAAGAATGCGACTGTGATTTTACTACTACAGGTCATACAGTAATTGATACTGACACATTAAAGTGGGTCCAAGAAAAATGCATAAGAGACCCTTTGGAAAAAAGATTCGCCAATCAATCTTTGTGGATTTGGGAATATCCTAATTATAGTAAACAATACATAGTGTGCGCAGATGTGGCTAGAGGCGATGGGGGTGACTATTCCGCATTTCATGTTTTAGAAATAAATGATTTAAAACAAGTAGCAGAATTTAAAGGCTCGGTTGATACAAAAACGTATGGAAATATACTGGTGAGTGTGGCTAACGAATTTAACCGAGCAATACTTGTTATAGAAAATAATAGTTATGGTTGGGCTACCATTCAACAAGTTATAGATTTACAATATCCTAACACGTTTTATAGCAGCGCAGATTTATTATACGTCGATTTAGAAAAACAGATGAATAATAAAATAAATCGTGCTGAAAAAAATATGGTTCCAGGATTTACTACAACAAATAAAACTCGTCCGCTTATAATTTCAAAATTGGAATCTTACTTTAGAGAAAGATCAATAATAACAAATTCGGTGAGATTATATGAAGAGTTATCAGTATTCATTTGGAATGGAAGTAAACCAGAGGCAATGGGTGGTTACAATGATGATTTAGTTACAAGCTTGGGGATGGGACTGTGGGTGAGAGATACCGCTTTGAGATTACAAACTCAAAGTGGAGAATATACTAAAAACTTAATCGATGCAATTAGTAGAACCGGTGGAGGATCTGCAATTTATACTTCAAAGACACAAGAATCAGAAAATTATTGGAGTATGCCGCTTCCTTCTCAAGGAAATAATAACGGAATTAATAAACAAAGAGAAGATTTAAAGTGGTTATTATAATTCTTTTTAACTATTTATTTTTATAAAAATATGGATTCGAACGACGCCAAAAAACCAATAGATTTAAAATCAAAAAGTCTTTTTGCAAAATTAAAAAGGTTGTTTTCCACGGATGTAGTGGTAAGAAATGTTGGTGGAAAAATGTTAAAGATAAAGGATACTGATCAGATTCAGTATGCCACCGATAGAAATACTCTCAGAGATAGATTTAATAGAATACGTACTTCTGGCTATAGTCAATATAGTCGTGATTTTACGATGGCGTATCAGTCGTCTAGAATAGAATTATTCCGCGATTATGATGTTATGGATATGGATCCAATAATATCATCCGCACTTGATATTTACGCAGATGAGTGTCTTACGCAAAATGAAATGGGTTATGTTCTTAATGTAAAGGCCGATGATAATAATGTTAAAAGAATACTAGAAAATCTGTATTATGATATTCTTAACATAGAATTCAATTTATGGAGTTGGACACGAAATATGTGTAAATATGGAGATTTTTATTTAAAATTACACATTAGTCCTGAATATGGAATTTATTTGGTTGAACCGTTATCCGCATACAATGTTTCTCGTGTAGAAAATAGTGATCCGATGAACAAAAATTACATCAAATATCAAGTTAACTTTGAAAGTGGTGTAATGGAAGAGTTAGAAAATTATCAAGTGGCACATTTTAGATTATTATCTGATAGTAATTTTCTTCCATATGGCAAATCTATGGTTGAAGGATCTAGACGTGTTTGGAAACAATTAAGTTTAATGGAAGATGCGATGTTAATACATCGTATTATGCGGGCTCCTGAAAAAAGAGTATTTAAAATTGACGTAGGAAATATACCTCCCGGAGAAATTGATAATTTTATGGAACGTACCATGAATAAAATGAAAAAGGTTCCTTATATAGATGAAAAAACCGGCGATTATAATCTCAGATTTAATTTACAAAACATGGTGGAAGATTTTTATTTGCCTGTTCGTGGTGGAGATAGTGGAACTGATATTCAACCTTTATCCGGCATGGAATTTACCGGTACGGATGATATTGAGTATTTAAGAAATAAAATGATGGCCGCTTTAAAAATTCCCAAAGCTTTTTTGGGATATGAAGAAGATCTATCTGGAAAAGCCACATTAGCGGCTGAAGACGTTAGATTTGGTCGAACCATTCACCGTATTCAAAAAATATTGATTAGCGAATTGACAAAGCTCGGCGTAGTTCATTTATACTCTCAAGGATTTACTGATGAAAATTTGGTTAATTTTAGCTTAGAATTAACAAATCCATCAACTATCTTTGAAAAAGAAAAAATTGATATTTGGGGAAATAAAGTGACGGTGGCCAAAGATATGATGGAAAATAAATTGTTTTCTAAAGATTGGATATATAAAAATATTTTTAATATGTCGGATGAGGACGTATTGAATACAAATAGCGAAGTTGTAGAAGATGCCAAACAGAGTTGGAGGTTTAAACAAATAGAAGAAGAAGGTAATGACCCCGCATCTTCTTTACAAAAAATAAATAAAGATGGAGAATCGGAAGACGCGGGCGGTGGTTCTGATGAAACTTCTAGCGAAACTTCTAGCGAAACTTCTAGCGAAACTTCTAGCGAAACTCCTAGCGAAACTCCTAGCGAAACCCCTAGCGAACCTGCTAGCGCAGCTCCGCCATTAGCCGAAAAAACAGATCGACCTTCTCAAAAAGGGAAAAAGGACGCAAG